TATTAACAATCAAAGCATTTTATGCTTTGTCCGCTACTAGGCGAAAAGAACTTTTTACTCAGTGGTCTGAAACATTGAACGTACCTGTGGAAGAACTTTCAAACCATTACAAGGCAAACCGTGACGAATGGCTAAAGACGGCACCTGACGCATCAATTGAAGATTATATTAATCCCAATAGGACAACGTAATGTTTTAAATACGATATCACACAGGAATATTATGTGCATCATTGGATTAAGTGGGTTTGCTGGATCAGGAAAATCTACTGTTGCGGAATACCTAGTGCGTCAACACGGATTCGTACGGCTTAGTTTTGCTTCAGCGGTGAAAGATATTACTGCGTCAGCATTTGCATGGGATCGACAGCGGTTAGAAGGGGCAACCCCGCAAGATCGAACCTGGCGCGAACAACCCGATGACTTTTGGTCACAACGAATGGGCAAACCATTTTCTCCCCGATATGCTCTTCAATACATTGGTACTGATGTATTCCGTAATCATGTGCTATCAAGCATTTGGGCCGATCTCGTTATAGCAAAAATACGAGGAATCGATACTACAGAGAATATTGTGATTGATGATGTACGTTTTGTTAATGAACGAGAAGTACTACGAAAAATCGGCACTCGATTTTTACTATTACGACTAGCACAGTTTCCTTCTTTTATACACGAACAACTATGGACGACTGCACGAAAAGGGCTATCGCCGGCAAATGTGGCCGGCTTGAAGGCACTTCATACATCTGAATGGGAATGGCTACAAGATTCCAATATTGCCTATGATGATGAAATTGTAAATCAAGGCAGTTATGATGATTTATATGCTGAGGTTGATAAGTGGTGGTATAATATTAAGTCAGGTATTATTGTGCATGGGTGAATATATGAATATTACATTTCAGGTATGCGTATTTTTTAATGAGGATGATTATGGCGTCGTATCAATTAAATGACACAACAGTTGAAATTCTAAAAAACTTTGCGAATATCAACAATCAGGTAGTGTTCAAAGCAGGACATTTACAGCGAGCATGTAACGATACTCGTAATTTTATTGCAGACGTAGAGCTTTCTGAGGCGTTTCCACAGCAGTGTGCCCTGTATGAACTTGGTCGTTTGCTTGGCATCATTGATACTTGCAAAACTGATAAACTACCTACGATTGCATTTGGTTCGTCGTCATTAGTTGTCAATCATGATCATGGCAGCGTAACTATTCCATATGCTCACGAAGATGTAGTAGTCGCACCGCCCGCAGTTCAGTTTCATTTAAAGAAACCCATTGCATCGTTTGATTTGTCGCAGGAACTCTGGCAGAGAATTAAAGGTACTGCGTCAGTGTTGCAGACGACTTCATTACATATCATCGTTAATAGTAGCGGTGAACTTGTTCTCAAGCTAGTCAATGAAAAAGACAAGGGTGGAGATGCAATGGGATCTGCGTCATATAATATGCCAAATACAGTAGTACAAGAGGCTGTAGAAAGCACGTGGGCAGTTAAGTTTGATGCCCTTAAACTATTGCCTGGAAATTATACTGTTGAGGTTGGAGAAATCGGTAATAATACAAGTAACACTACGCTGTTTGGTATGTTTTTTCGTCTCAACGATCCGACGAAGAAAGTAACATATCTCACGTCGGGTCATGTGGTCAAGACTCGCACCTAATACGGCAATGCACACAGGACGCTGTGTGAAAGCGGAACGTCTAGCAAACGGGGAGAGCGACGGCTCGTTGAACTGAGTGCTAGAGTTGGTCACAAATCTGCGACGGGAGTTTCAACCAACACTCCCACTTCTTTTATCATGTAGTCAAGATTCGATAAAGATTGGCTCACGGGACGCCGTGAGATGGCTCATGGGACGCCATGAGAAAGCAGCACGAATGTAAGGCTCCGGCCTGACCGGAAACTCTGTCTTACATTGTTGGGCGAAACTGCGAGGGATACTTCCCGACGTATCCTATTTTTATCATGTATAGGTGACATATGGCGATTGAACAGTTTTTGTGGGTCGAGAAGTATCGACCGCGTACTATAGACGAGTGTATTCTCCCCATCGACATTAAAAATACAGCAAAAAGTTTTGTTGCACAAGGCGATCTTCCAAATATGATTCTCGCTGGCGGGCCGGGCATGGGGAAAACAACACTCGCTATTGCGATGTGTCGTGAACTTAATACAACTCCGATGTTTATCAACGGCTCGGAAGAAAGTGGGATTGATACGCTTCGCAACAAAGTTAAAGACTTTGCGGCAGCTCTCTCGTTTAATGGAAAACGACGATACATTATTCTTGATGAATCGGACTATCTTAATCCTAACTCGACACAACCCGCGCTCCGTGCGTTGATGGAAGAATTCGCTATCAATTGCGGATTTATTATGACGTGTAATTATAGCAATCGCATTATTCCTGCACTGCATTCTCGGTGTAGTGGCATATCGTTTGCAATTCCTGTGACGGAAAAGAAAACTCTAATGCTATCGACACTTCAGCGGCTTCAGTTTATTCTCATGCAGGAGCGAGTCACTGCGAGTGAAGAATTACTAATTCACGTTATCAAGCGCTGGTGGCCAGATATCAGACGCATGATTAATGAAACACAACGTGCTTGCGTCGATGGGGTGTTGACGCCGATGGTGTTAGGGCAACACGCGGACGTGCGGTTTGACGCATTATGGAAAGCTATTATAAACAAAAACTATACAGATGCACGAACATGGATTGGACAACATTCTGATATCGACCCATCTAAGTTTTATCGAGCGGTGTTTGATTGGATACACGAGCACGTTGAAGCAAACTGTCTTCCAACACTGATTGTCCTAACGGCAGATTATCAATATCGTCATCTGAACGCGCTCGATCCTCAAGTGCATCTTGCAGCGTACTGCCTGGAGTTGATTCACAACGGACAATATAAGTAAGGGGCTTCTATGGCAATAAAACCCCCCATTGCTGGTACATGGCGCCCATCAATTAAATCGAAGAAAGAAAAGCCATTTGCTGAAAACGGAGTAGTAGATCTCGGAACTGGTGAATGGATAAACCTTGATGAAGAAGAGGTTGTTAAGGAAAACTTAGCATTTAAGGCAATTAATGCGTTATCCTCCATTCGGCCATTGACCTATCAAGACATTGTTGAAGAGAATTGGCCCTACGAGCCGTTTCTTATCAACCGAGCATTCTCTTTATCTGAGGATACCGTAAAGGCGGCTGCTCAGATGAATGAACACCCAACACTGACCAAGGACATGCATGCAGCGTATTATATTCATAGTGTGCGTCCTCGTGAGCGATTCAAGAGGAAGGCTGACGGAACTACTCAGAAGTGGCCGAAGCTATTGGACGACCCCGAAGTAAAGATTATTGCCCAGTATTATGGTTTGAGCATTCGTGAAGCCAAACTTCATCTTCACCTACATACTAAAGAGCAGGTAAATATGATGCGGCGTGCACTAGAAGAAGGAGCACGACCGTCACGGTTTTATTAATTTAGGAGGAAAATATGGCAATTACAGGTAAACTTGTTGGCGGACATGTCAGTTTCACGTCGCGGGGTGTTACGTCCCTTACGGCGTCTGTTGATTTAGTGGATGACGTAATGGGGCAAGTCGGTCATCGGATGGTGTCGGTGGACGATCCGGCTGTGTTTGCCGCGGTGGGGGCGTTCGTTGAAGGCCAGCTTTCTGCACTTTCGTCTCTTGCCGGATGTGAAGTGTCGCTACCTACACCTCTACCGGAACCTACACCACCGGAACCTGAGGCATAATGAACTACGTTGGGTTCGCTCAGCGCGCTGAGCGAACACTCGCTCCGACATTCATCGATAAGATGGAGAAACGTTATGTCTCTATACAATTACGAGGAATCTTTTATCGAGATACAGTTTCCTTTAGTTGAGGAACAAGGTACAAAAGTTCCTGCTGATAATTTTTTGAAGGTTAAGGAAACGCTAACTCGCATTGGCGCACCGGCATACAGCAAAGATCCTAATGTTCATCAAAAAACATTATGGCAATCATGTCATATTTTATATAAACGACAGAAGTACTATCTTGTGCATTTCAAGGAAATGTTTTTACTTGACGGTAAAGCTTCTCGGACGAAAATGACTACGGAGGATTTGGCTAGACGGAATGCTATCGCGATCCTACTTCAGCAGTGGGGGCTCATCGAGATCGTGCATCCTCAGCGGGCCCAGATCCCGCCAGCCGCATCCATTGATACGATTAAGATCATTCCGTTCAAGGATAAGCAGAACTGGAATTTGTGCGCTAAATATGAAATTGGAAAGACACGAAAATAATATGCGAACGAGTGGATTAGGTATCAATTTAATTAAAGAGTTTGAAGGCTGTAAACTAGTTGCGTATCCTGATGTAGCCAAGATATGGACGATTGGATACGGCACCACGTACATCAATAATAGCCCTGTTGTAAAAGGAATGACGTGCACGCAACAGGAGGCCGAGGCTTATTTGTGCAAAGACCTTCAGCTATTTGAGTCTACAATTAATCAAATTTTACGCAACCCAATTCTTCAGCATCAGTTTGACGCCTGTGTTTGTTTAGCATATAATATTGGGCCTGGTGGGTTCCGAGCATCCACAATTTGCCGTAAGTTAAAATCAGGAAATGTCTCGCTGGTGACTGAACAAAACTTTGTTGCATGGAATAAGGTAAGAGATAGTCGCGGAGTCCTAGTGGAATCTAAAGGACTTACCAGACGTCGTAAAGCAGAATATCATTTGTTTTCGACTGGTAGTATTAAAACACAGTTTTAACAGGGAGTAATATAATGAGTACAGCGAATGTGAAAGTTATTAAGCTTTTGAGTGATCGTGAGATTATCGCAAAGGTTGTTTCCACTAGCAACCAAACAGTTACAATACAATCTCCACTAGCACTTCAGCCTTTACGAAGTGGTGAGTCATCGATGGCGCTTGGTATGATGCCATTTACATGGGGTGGAAACAATCGTGAACCCATTACACTTAATCGCGATCATATTTTGTGTATAATGACTCCTGAGTCCGAGCTTGAAACACAGTATCTGGCAGCACTATCTGGAATTTCATTACCATCTTCTCCTATCTCTAAGATAACATTAACTGAATCCTAGTTCCCTAGTATAAAAGTTCAACATGAGGTATACTAGGTCTTATGCTGCATCCGTATGACTACTATACAAGTGTAGTAACACTGAAAAATGACTTGGGAGTACGGCTGCGTGATCCAATCACACGACAGGCTAATTACTTCAAAGTGCCGTATCAGCCGCGTACTTTCCGTCCATGTGCCGCGCAAGACTCCACAAATAATTGGCGCACACTTGATAACACTCCATTGAAAGAACGCCGTCATCAAAATATTTCGCAATATCATCATTTCGTAGACCGAGCAAAAGAAGAAGGTCGTATTGTTTATGGTACTATTGCTCCTGTTCAGCAATTTTTTGCGGAAGAAGTGAGGCGTAAATGTGGTATGCCATTCGAGAAGCTTCGAGCGGTTTTTCTGGATATTGAAGTTGCTTCCGATCAAGGCTTTGCGCCACCCGAAAATCCGTATCAACCTATCATCGCTATTACCGCAGAAGTATGGGGGCATTATCATGTGTGGGGCTGTGGCGATTACCAGAACATTCGTGAGGATGTCACTTATACAAAATGCGCCAATGAAGTGATGTTGCTAGCTGAATTCATCCGTTGGTGGACGGCTGATTATCCTGATATTGTTACAGGGTGGAATACTCATACTTACGACATTCCTTATATTTTAAATCGTATTGACCGCCTTTATAAAGAGAAGCAGATAAAAATTACTTCCTCTGTATTATCGCCATGGCAAAAACTTACACATCGAATAGTAATGGTAATGGGCCGCGATCAGAAGTTACCGGACATTGTTGGCGTACCAATTCTGGACTATCTTGAACTCTATCGAAAGTTTTCGCTCACACAGCAAGAGTCATACCGATTAGATGCGATTGCTGAAGTTGAACTTGGACGCAAGAAAGTCGCCTATGATGAATATGGATCATTGCAAAAATTGGCGGACGAAAACTATCAGAAGTTTATCGATTACAATCTGATGGACGTGGAGTTGGTACGCGCCTTAAACAACAAGCTGCATCATCTCGATTTGTGTGTGCAGATTGCCTACGGTGCCCGTGTGAATTTTCAGGATACGTTCCGGCAAGTACGGCTGTGGGATGCAATGATGTATTATGAGCTGTATGATCGGCGCATAGCAATTCCACTGAAACAAACTACACATAAAAGCGCTCAATATGCCGGCGCGTATGTGAAAGACCCCCTTGCAGGAAAACACAAATGGGTAGTGTCGTTTGACGTAAACTCACTGTATCCGTCTATTATGCGTCAATGGAATATTAGCCCAGATCGCCATCTTCCGATTGATTGGTTGAAATCACGATTGGATCATATTGAGTATCTTTCAGGTGCTGATACGATACAAACTATACCCTCAATTAGTGATTGTACACCACGTAATTGGTTAATCGATGTGCAGCAATCTGACACACCGATTGTTGCGTGGGCATTGCGAGAACTGATTACATATCTGGAAAATACAGACACCGAAACTACACTGCGAGATTTAAGTAACACGCTTGATCCCTTTCCGTGGTTACGAGTGCTGTCGGTGTGCCTCACACCAAATAAACAAACTTTTCGTGTAGATATTTT